TCGATGCTGTTGCCGTTGATCGTGGCGTCGAAATTCTTGGCGTGCCACTGGCCATCAAAGCTTGTCATCGTAGCGTCCTTGTGCGACGTCCCGGATCCCCCGCAGCTGGTCAGTGCTAATCCAACCGCCACCAAGAGCGCGAACATGAGCTTTCGCATTGCGTCTTTCCCTTCTGTGGTGTCTGACAGCAGTCACTGCCAGAACAATTGATCCTGCGAGTACGCACACGCAAAATATGCGCATGACCATCGTTGCGAAGAACATGGGTTCACCTCGAGCCGTTGCGGAGGAACCTGACGAGTAGCCAGATCAACCATAGACCTCCAGTTGCGAAGACGAGGATGAAGTCGAAAAGAAGATGGAAGAAGCCATAGCGCTTCTTCGGTTGTACGAATTCGATACGCATAGCTTCCTCCAGATCGGGACGAAAAAATGAGAGAGGTAACAGTCCAACGAAAACTGTTCGTTAACTGGCCTTATCTTTAGTGGCCAGCACTCCGGGCAGGGGTTTCACCTGCGCATTCGTGTCTCGGAATCCTTACGGATCTCTCTCATTATGTAACAAGAAAATGCTGCGAGAGAAAGAAAGAACCCTTGTGGGGCTCTTCCTTTGGATTGACTAGAGGGTTGTGATGCCTGCCTCGTTCATCTCACCAACAAGCTCGTCGTGTGCTTCCTTCTGCTCTTTGTAAGCCATCATCATCATTGCGGTTGCAATGGCGGTGACGACCACTTCGCTTTTGTGTTCACGGACGAACTTCTTGACTGACTTAATGGCGGTCATGATTTCTCCTTATAGTGGGGTCTCATTATATGCCATGTAATATCTGCGAAAAGGGTGGACCCGTGATGGGTCCGTGAGGCAATACTACTGTTGTGTTATTACGTAGGGGTCTCATTATATAAGGAGAAATTTTTGCGAAAACTAGAACCCTTGTAGGGCTCTAGCTTTTTGACTGATCTTGTGGATCAGAGCTTCTTGACAATGATCTCGGTCGCGCAGTCGAGGACTTTCAACAGGACAATCACTCCAGCAACCATCTTTGCACCACCCGCCACCAATTCTTTATCTTCATTGGTGAGGCGTGGCTTCGGCGGTTGTGGAATAACAGCTTGCGGCTTGTCATCGACCATTTTGACTTCGAACTTCTTGTTCTTGAACATCTGGTCTCCTTAGATAGGGGTCTCATTATATAAGGAGTAATATCTGCGACCTTTTTTCAAAATGTTCCCCCGGGCAATTTTTAGAAAACGAGAAAACTAGAGCCCTTGTTACAGGGCCCTAGTTCTCGATCTCCTCTTCAGTTCGACAGTTCAGCGGGAAGCCTTCAGGACGAAGTTGATTGCTCGACTGGTTACGACATGTGCTCGTTCGTGGCCGACGATCATCAGAATTCCAGCGAGGTTGCCGAGAACAACCGCTCTTGTATCTGGGCTGAGCTTGCGTTGTGCTTGCGCACGCAGCTTGATCAGCTTCGACAGTTGTTTGGTCATTTGGGCATACTCTTTGGTATCTGGATCCACGTCTGCCATCGAAAGAAACACGCGATCGATAGCTTTATCGAGTTCTGTCTTCGGCTTGGGGCCAAATTTGAACATGCGTTCTCCTTAGATAGGGGGTCTCACTATAAGAGGAGAATATCTTGCGACTATGCGTCCGATCCAGGAGGATTGACCTTGAGTGTTACCTTGTCCTGATTCACCCAAGTAGTCTGTGGATCGTAGTGCGGCGTGATGTCCATCGTCACGTGACCATCTGGGTTGGTGGTGAAGCTTGCAACGCCATCGCTTGACGCGTCGCTATTTTGATACTGCACGTTCGAAATATGCAGAACCACGCCCATGAAGGTGTCCACCGCAGTAATGGATCCGACAACTTGACCGGCTGCCGGCAATCCCCAGATCTGCGCCATCGTGAAATATAACGTGCCGATGGCAGGCAGTATGATCAACGCATAGAATTTCAGCGCGTCATATACCTTGGGGTTTTTAATGATCGCCGGGTTGGACGGTCCCGCCGAGACCGGAGCCTGGTGAGCCATATGTTCCTCCTGTAAATCTAGCTAATTCGACGCGTAGAGTCGTGACTTCACTACGCAATGCACGAAGTTCAGCATCTTGACGTTCGATCGTCTGCAAATCGAAAGCACGAGCACGTTCGTAGGCCTCTTTCTCAGCGTCGAGACGTGAGGTCACAGTTGCCCCCGTTGTCGAAGCTTTCGAAGCCGAACGCTGCGCCAAATATGCAGCTAGCCCGGAAATGAAGGCAACTGCAATGAGTGCGTAATCACCCGTTTTCATGGCTCTCCCCGATCTGCTTGACCGCCTCTGGGCTGATGAATCCGCTGACCTCAATCCAGACGAAGCCCAACATGCCGAACAGAAGTCCGGTGATTAACGTCAATTTTGGCGCTTTCTCAAATATCACACCCGCGATGTAGAACAATGCCCATGCTGTGGATATGGCTGTGAGAACCATGTAACCCAACGGTCTCTTAGTGTTCAAGAAACCTGAAATGACCGCCACAGTCCCACAAGCGATGTACACCCAACCCCAACCGTCGAGTGACAGTACCTCGAGCGGTATCTTGAGGGATGGGGCCTTCGCATAGATCTTCGGCGTGTAGAAGAAGGACACACCGATGCCTATGTATATGGCCCCTGCACCTAGCAGGATTCGGCTATGTCTTGTCCAGCGAAAGACCCCCCGAGAAAACCCTGCCATGCTCAATTCCCTTCTATGATGCTTTCACCCATGTACTCCCTGACATCACATAAGCGGCAGCGGGCTTCCACACGCCGTCGACGTTTACGTAAGGGATCGCCTTCTTCCAAACGTCCCCTACCTTGATATTGACCACGCTGACCCCAGCCTGATTCAACGTAACCGTTAAGTCAGTGGGGCCGCCAAGTTGAGTTGTAGCGGTGTTGTCGATATGGAGCGTGAAACTCTCTGCTCCAGGACCGACGTAGATGAGCCCCAGATGCTGTCTGAGGACCGTATCGGTGAAGTTAAACTGCCGTAATCCGGACGAAACGCCATCAATTGAATAAGACCACGGCAGTTCTGGGATGGCTTTGGTCGACGTTGATTGGATGTACAAGTCGACTGTCTTGTCAGGACCGTCGGTGTTGTCTTGCACGATGAGCAAACCGGTATCGCCTGTGGCGAGGGTATACTCGATCATCAGCCGACAATCTTGAAGTAAATATCACCATCCGTGCCACCAACAGGATCGTCTGTACCACTCGAGATCCCACTGGCAGTTCGCCAGCTAGCTTTGCCAACGGGAATTAACGCCTTCACCTGAGCGATGAAGTCTCGAGTGCGGTTGATCTCAAGCCCACCCCAACGGAGACGACCTGTTTCACCTGTGTCAGGCACAACTGAAAAGCCAGCTGCCTGAGCATCATCACCTACTGCCATGTCACCTCCTACAGGTCAGCCCAAGCGGACATGTCCGCATCGAGATCGGCCCAAGTTGTCGGATCGTTGTTGTGATCCAGCCACGTGTTGGTACCAGTGAACAGATCCGCGACCAACGTCGGGTAAGAACGGTCACCCTGAGCATCAGACGCAAATATGTGCTCAGTCACCCGCTTGTAGGTGATCACACCGTCCTTATTCCGAGTCTCGACTATGTCCCCAAGGTTGTAGTCGATGCCGTACTGGAATTGTCCGTACTGGTTGATCTCTCCGTCAAACAGCTGGCTAGCACGCTTAGCTGCGAGCGCCTCCATACCAGCTTGCGTCATCAGGGCATCGGCATCCGGATCACCCGCAGCGATGCCTGAAGCATTGACGAAAAGCACACGTCGATCAAAACCTGAAACGCCGGGATCAACGTTCTCTCCGAACACAACTTTGTGACCTGCCGGTGAATACACGTACGCGACATTCTTGCTCCCCTGAATCACCGTCAACTCTGACGTGTTCTGGATGTTGTCAAAGGCTGGCGCGAAAACAACTGCGGGCTTGATGGTTTGCCGAGTTGTACGGTCGTCACCGACGTAAATATCAAAGTAAAGTTGCGAGAGGTCGAAGTTGCGGACAAGACGGAAACCAAGATCGTACGACTGACATAGAGACTTGATTGCATTGAGCAAAGAGTCTGGTTGCTGTACGTACGTGATGCTTTCACTTGGCTCCCCCAATGTTCCAGCTGGAAACAGCGATCCAGGTTGTAAGAACGGAATTTGATCGTTCACATCGAGCGAATATGTACGCACGACATGGTCGAACATTGCCCGTGCCACATCACCTGGCGTTCCAGTGAGTGTCCAGCTCGGCTCAGTGACTGTGTCAGTCTGAGCGTACCTAGCCACTCGGTCATCTAGCACATCTTCGAGAGAACGTCCTTTAACCTTGAGAATATCTTTGCCGTCAGGGTCCTCAGTGTCCTCGACAGTCTCCACCGTCATTACTCGGTACGAATTGTTGGTTGCGCACTGAGTACCAGGAAGGAACAGACCTCGAGCATACAGCGAGGACTTGATGTCCAGCTCGAAGTCACCGAGATCGTTGAATCGTTCAGTCCAAATAAGCGACTCGAACCTGTCAACGACCTCACGACGACGGAGGAGACTGTCGAGAGTGTAGAGTTCCATTAGAGCCCCCCGTACCGGTTGGTGTAGGTGAACTTGTACGGGACCGGAGCTCCTGCGGCGTAGACACGAATATGATTGTCACCCGGTGAAAGAGCGTGCCACGCGGATTGTGGTGAGAGTGCGTACAACACAGGCGTCTGCACTCCACCAGAGGTCAGGACAACGTACTTGTTGCCTGGGACGCTACTGATCGTGAGAATATCGCCAGCAACCATCGGGTACTGGAAATCGATAGTCCACAGTGTCTGATCAGGCGGCCGATGGTAGATCGTGAACGCATCGAGGTCCCGATCTGGCATGATCGTGAATATGACACCTGTATCCACGGTTCCTGCATAGGTGACCAGCGTCTCTGTCAGGTTGGAGACAGTTTCGCCATCGACTTCGATCACTCGAGGATCAATGAAGTCTGGGTCGAAGCACATGACGGACAAGTCAGCGCCAGGATCTCTGGTAAACAGCGGAGCGTCGAACGACTCCACGTACCCCGAAATTTCAAGATCAAGTTGTGCGCTGGCAAAGTCCGCCGCGAATTTGTCGAACATTCTGAACGTGAAACTCGCGTTCGACTTCGGCATCAGGAAGGAATATAGCTGACGCCGAAGCGACTCCACGTCCTGCTTGCTGTAGTCCGGGTCGAAACCCAGCTTGACGATGAGGTTCCGTGGCTCTCTCCGGCTGGAGTGGTACTGAGCTCCATCCATGTTTGCGAAAGAGGACGAAACCAACGTCGCCTTGACTGGGTCCAGACCGTCAATCTCCTGGACCGAGAACCCGGCCGAATTGTCCTCGAGGGGAAGAGGCAGTACCGCGCCCTGGGCATTTTGAACGAACAACTGGCTAAGCTGCACTTGTCTCCAGAGCTCCCTTCACTCGAGATACTAGGTTGTTGGTTTGCCGGTAAATATCCGCCGTAGCAAGTGCCTTTGGCGAATTGTTGGTCTGATTGAACTCGTAGTTCGTGACCTGCTGAGGCGCCTGAGCGTCTGTAGCAGCAGTCTTGTTCGCATCGACACCAGCACCGGCGATTTGAGCCGACGAGAACGACGCGTCCACGCTGATGGCCTTATCGGTCAATGCAGCATCGAGTTGAGCAAGACCCTTACGAACTTCTGTCAGATCAACCACCGGAGCAATTGTTGGGTTCACGTCTACGGTGTCGATCAGCTGAGAGGCATCGGACAAAGCTTGCGCCATTGCGTCCTTAGCCTTCTGGCCAATTGTGGTAGCAGCCTCAACGACAGAGGTCGCATTTTGAAGCCCATTGGCCAACCCATCGACTACATAGCCACCCAGTTCCGAGAAGACCCTGGACGGTGACTTGATTCCAAGATCATGTTTAATCTGGTTAACCATCCCCGCGGCAATTGCGGACATCTGATCCGAGATGGCCTTCTGTTGCGCCTTCAGACCATCCACAACACCCTGGGCGGCATTGACGCCAGCCTGGTATAGAGCCGTTCCAGCTGCAGTACCCATGTTACCGGCAGCAGTCGTGAGCTGATCAGAAAGACCATCCAGGCTCTTGACTGCAGTGGATCCGCCGGCCAGCAGTTGCTCCGCGAACTGTAGAGAAGCCGGTCCCTTAGAGAGCAGCTCCTTGTAGAGATTGTCATTCAGACCAAGACCTCGGAGTTGGGTCAGAACTTCCGTGAACTTCTTGAGATCCGCCACCTGGTAGGTGAGCGAATTGGTGAAGTCTTGCACCGACGTGTCGGTACCGATGTCCGGAAGGACATTGAACTGATCCGTGGTTTGCTTGGCGAAATCGTCCCTGACCTTCTGTGCGTCAGTCAGAGCCTGCGTCGCCGCTTGAATCTTCGGTGTGTACGCGTCCCACTGCTTGCCCAAAGCCACCAATTGGGTGTTGAACTTGGCGTGGCCAGTGTTCAGGTCAGCCAGAGCCTTGGTTGAGTTGTGCAGCTCGGTCTGAGCCTGCTTCAGGGCTAGGGACGTCAGGTAGATCGCCTGAGAGTTCTTGACGTGGGCATTCGACAGCAAATATAGCTGAACCGAGTACTTGTCGACCGCGGCCTTGGAGGCCTTGATGTTCTGATCAAGCATGCTACCCAATGTGTGCCAAGAATTCGCCACTGTGTTCGCTCCGGAAGCAATACCGTTAGCGAAACCTTGTGAGACGTACACACCCAAGTCGTAGTAGAGCTTGGATGGTGAGTGAATACCCAACCATCCCTTGGCCCTGTCATAAGCACTCTTGGCGCCGTTGACAAAGGCATCGCCCATTGACTTGACCTTGCTGGCCATACCACCAGTGAAACCATCGGCAATAGCAATCGCCAAGCTCGCACCAGCAGAACGCAATTCACCAGCATGGGTGTTGATCGCAGCTGTCAGACCGTTCAGGAACTTCACGATCGCATCGAGAGCTGCGTTGGCCAGCCGAACACCAGCATTGCCGACACCTTCGATGAACTTGATCACCACGTTCGTACCAGCGGTGATCACGTCGCCAAGCTTCCGACCAATGCCAGTAATGATGTTGACAATGATCTGGATGCCCTGAACGACGAACTTGCCAGCACCGA